CCTTGCTCACCACCGGCATGCACGGTACTGAGCACTGCGCTTAAGAGCGCCGGACGTTTCGCCTCTCTGCTCCCCTATGGCTGGTTTCGCCAACCACAGGATCAATGCTTCAACGCTCGCCGTCTCGCGTTCTACCTGAGAAATCAATCTCTCAAGTCGGACAAGTTGAGTAACATCGCAGAGCTTCTCCAAACTGGAAAAGCTTGACAAAACAACCTTTGCCTTACGGGCAAAGGCTAACTGTTCCTTAGTTGCAGAATTACCCATATCAACAATCTGTTGAGCAAGGTAATCAACATTTGGGAGGACAGTCTCACCGAGTGACGCAATGTCATAAGGAAGGACATCTCTCAGAGATGCAACGATATCCTGTTCGGGTATCGCACTCACCGGATAACCATCCGAGGTGATGAACTTTAGGACGCTGTTATACAGCTTCCGGTTCAGGGAAACAGTGCTGCTTTCAAAGGATCGAATTCGAACATCGACCCTATCAAGTGCATCGATCCACTCCTCAAGACGGTCCCAGTACGGTCTTCCGGCCGGATTCCAGCCTAAACCATATGGTTCTGGAAGCTGTCCAAGGATTCGTAATACCTTCCGCTGACGAGGTTTAAACAACCTCATAGAGCGGGGGCCAAGGTTCCGAGCAACATCCCAAAAGGAATTATCACCCTGCCCTTTCCATTTATAGCCCCGCAGAATCATATCCGGGAGAATTACTCTCGAAAGGAATTCTGCAGCCTGATTGGACACTAAGGACTTCTCTTTAGAGACTTCCACTCCAAGGCTATCCATGATACTGGAATACAGCACAAAGACATCCTTATGGGAGAGGACAAGATCATCGCCGACCATTGCATAATCCAAAGGTTGATTGCACGCAACGTGACAACCAACAACAATGGCATGATGCAGTAGAAAGGCAGATGCAAAGGAAGGACCGAGTCCGAGGGGTTGACCCTCGAACCACCTGAAGTACTGATTCTTATCAGAGGGATTCATACACTTACTACAAGTCTGGCGATCTTCACCATGAAGATGGTGATTTTCGTCAGTATAGAAAGGGTAGAACCACTCCGGAATCATATCTTTAGGTAGGTACTTCTTGATCGATTCTCGATCAGGAAGCCATGACTCGGGTAATTCCCAGTCGCCGCTAGAAATCGCAGTGAAACAATCAATCCAGTCTTCGCGAACGCCTAGGCGTTTTAGAAGATAGGCCTGAGATGAAAGAGGCAAGTTGTCAGATGCGTTCGAGAGATCAATAGAGAAGACCTCACGGCCTTCATTGACCATTTCTTGAACATATCTAACTCCTGAATCCTGATTATTTACATAATCATTAGGAATCAGAGGAAACAGAGAGAACAGGTAATCCTTCAGAGGTGCCATGGCACACTGGTGAACCCGATAAGGGTTCGCAACAATCCTGGCCTTATAGCCAGGCTCTTGAATGATACCGATTCTTCCTGACAGACAACGGTCTGTATTCCCATCAGGTGTCCACGTGAAACCTTGCCAAGAGTCTTCGAATCCCTTTAAGACACCGGAATAAATACTCCAATGTCTTTTTGTAAATTCAGGACGCTGAGCAAGAACCGCTATGGATGACACCACACTCTCCTCTTCAGGGGAAGATCCCATGAAACGAGAAGGGTCTGGTGCTCGGCGATTAGCCGAGCCACGGAATTCCATTGCTGGAGAACCAGTTTCCGCGGCAAATGTTGGTAAGCTGTATACGGACAAGAAGTTCTCAATGAGAACCTCGACGGCCTGTTGGGCCTCGAGATCAACCGGTTTACGGTTGACAGCCTTAATAAACTTTGCGTACTGCCGTGCAGTCATGCGGGCCTTTCCAGGTTTAATCTGATACTCAAACGATGAATAAATCATTATCGAGTTCCAGCACTTGAAAAGCTGCGACTTGTTAAACTTCCATAGGACCTTGAACGGTCCTTTTGGACATCCGTTTGAATAATGTTTAAACCAAGGAAGCTCCGCCTTCTGTCCCACTAAGTGGTGAAGGTAAGCATCTTTTAAGGTTTTCAACTTCTTAACGGTCTCTTCTTCTCCGATGCACTCTACCCATTTCTGGATAGTAAGTGCGATTGACATGGCCTCACTCTTCGTGAGACCACAGGCGATTAGGCGAGAGAGGGCTTGGCTTCGGT